AGTTTCAAGCTGCTGCTGCTAGGCGGCGCAGAGAAGAAAAAGAAGCGGCCATCAAAGCAATCAGGATTCGCAAAGCCAAGACTGAACAACTGATTGAATATATCGTGCTTGGCTTGGCATCGTTGATCCTTGCGGCGCTGTTGATTTACGGCGCATACATCTACGTCACTTACATCAAAAAATGAGCGATGAAAAGCTGAACGCCAACACAACTCTAGACAAGGTTCTTGGGTATGTTGACTCGCCGTTCAAATTGTTTGCCATCCTCATCATGGGCATTGTGGCGTTTGCTGGATACTTCCTTTGGCAGAACCAAGAGTTCATGAGGGATGCCTACAAAGAATCAAAGAAGCTGCCTGAGATCAACACGCCTCGCGCTGATGAAGCCAGTGCCATGTTGTTTAAGCAGACGGGTGCAGCCGTTGTTGCAATCTTCAAGGTCAATCCTCTGTTTAACTCAAGGGTGGTTTACAAAGCCTATACAAAGGATGGCAGGGATAAGGCCATTGACGATATTGATGTGGGATTGTTTACACACAACACTCCGAACAACAACGATGTGGTCAAGCTGATGACCAATGAGATTCCTTGTGGTGAGTACCGCTACGCACAGTCCGAGGTTGGTTTGTGGTACATAGAAAAAGGCGTTGGATTCACTTGCCGTGTAAGTGTTCCACCAGACAGCCCAAGGTTTGTTGGTCAGATTACTGTGGGCTGGCAACAGCAGCCAGAAAACCTTGACCAAGTAAAATTCATGCTGGAGATCGCCAGCGCCATGTTAACTAAAAGGGGACACTGATGAACCTAAGTGACTTGAACCCACTGGCTGCTATTGGCGGCAAATTGATTGACCGTTTTTTGCCTGATCCGGCAGCAGCAGCAGCCGCAAAGCATGATTTAGCTCAGATGCAACAGAACGGCGAGTTGGCGCAAATGGCAAACGAAACCAAGGTGTTGGAAATTACAAACGCCAACACCGATAGCGCCCGTGACATGAATGCCAAGATTCAAGAATCTGACAACGCATCTTGGTTGGCAAAAAATACAGCCTATGCGCTTGATATAGGCATTGTGGCAGCAACCATATTCTTGGCTTGGTTTGCCTTCATGGTGGGCGTTCCAGAGGCCAACAAAGAGCTTGTGTATATGGCCCTTGGATCGCTCATAACTATGTGCGGGACCGTACTAAACTTTCACCGTGGAAGTTCTCAAGGCTCCAAGGATAAAGGTAGTGAAATCCAAAAACTAAAGGATATGAAGTGATTACCGTTGAACAACTCAAAGCATTGCACATTGATGATGATTGGTTTGAGCCTTTGAATGAGGCCATGACCCGTTATGAGATCAACACGCCTTTGCGTATGGCTGCATTTATCGGTCAATGCGCTCATGAGTCTGGAAATTTCAAAACCCTGCAAGAGAATTTGAACTACTCAGCGGAAGCCTTGTGCCGGGTCTGGCCGAGCCGATTCCCTAATCTTGAGGCAGCACAACCGTATCACCGCAATCCCGACAAGATCGCAAACAAGGTATATGGTGGTCGTATGGGGAATGGAGCCGAAGAAACCGAGGAAGGCAGTTTGTACAAAGGCCGTGGCCTCATCCAATTGACGGGCAAGGATAATTACACTTTGTTCAGCGATGCGGTGCGTGAAGATTTCATTCATTCGCCTGACCTTTTGTTGTCGCCAAAATACGCAGCACTTTCAGCGGCATGGTTTTGGAATAAGCGTGGCCTAAATAAAGAAGCCGATGCAAAAGATTATGTCGCCATGACCAAGAAGATCAATGGCGGCACAATCGGCTTAGATGACCGCTTGAAGCACATCAATCATGTGCTGGAAGTTTTGTCTTAAGGGTACTCAAGTTCAAGCAACAATTCTAGGTAATGAATGGCCTTGCGTATGTCAGCAGCGCCATTTTTTTCCTTGTATCTAGTGACATACTTCACTACGTTCCCGGCACAGAACCCTAGATTATTTGCATGGATGTAGACAATTGGCTGGATGCCTTTGTCTTTGTAGTGGTTTCCTGATACTTGTTTATCAAGTGCGGAAACGCTAACAACTGGAATGCATCCATGTTTAAGACAGTGAGAAACTGTTTCGCAGGCATCACAGAGCATCATGACTCCTTAATAAACTGACCGTTCTTGTTCATGTAGCCCTTGCGTGGCTCAATGACCTTGTAGGCATCGTAAAAGCATTTGCGAACGTCTAGGTCGCACAGAACTCCTACGTTGACAAGCGTGACCATGACATCACCGATAGCATCGGCAATTTCTGCCTTGTCATCTTTGGCAATCGCTACCAACAGTTCACAGGCTTCCTCAACCGTCTTGCTGGCTTGGCCTAGTGCTGTGCCATTTTCGTAAATGCCACGGGCTGCTGCCCACTGCATGACCTGAAACTCTGTCATGCCGAATGATTGTGTGTCTTTCATGTTTTTCCTTGTAGGTGGGGCTTACTCGCTACGTCTGGTGTCTCTCTGTGGTCTCAGGCAGCTTTCCCCAATAACCAGCATCCGCTTTCAGCCCCGTTAATCAAAAGCAGCTAGTCGTACAGTTGCTGCCGTAGCAGCAGGTCGTACATGTAACCATGCGCCCGTTGGACATGATGGTGTGTGTTGTGCAAGCAGCCCAAGTCATCGATGCAAGGCTTGCGAGGTAAATACCAATAAGTGCTTTTTTCATTTCATTGCTCCAAGTTAAAACGGTACATCATCATCCATGTTCTCAAAGCGATTGCCTTGAGGCTTTTGTGCTTGCGGAGTAGCGCTTTCTTTTCGGCCACCTTGCAAAGCAACATCATTGACACGAACGTCTGTGCTGACCTTTTCAACACCATTCTTGTCGATATATTTGCGCTGGCTTACGCTGCCTGTAATGGTCACAGATTGACCTTTTGTAAGGTACTGTGCCAGTGACTCTGCACGTTTGCCAAACAACTGGCAATTCCACCAGATCGCGTCTTTATCCTTGCCTTGACTATCGGCAACGGAAAAGTTTGCTACAGGATCGCCATTAGGCAAAAACCTTACTTCAGCGTCACGCCCAAGCTGACCAGCAATTGTCAAATTATTCATAGATTTCCTTCATGCTCTTGCGAGATTTGTTTGATGATTTGTTCATAGAACTTGTTTGCCTCCTCTACCTTCTTTTTTATCTTGTCCTCTAACGCCATGTCGCGTTTGTAAAGAACTCTTGTAACCCGCAACTCGGGTGTTATGTGGTCAACATTGTGAATAGATGGATTTTCGTAACCGATCAAATGCTCTGGCGTAGACACCAAGCAATAGTCAATCTCAAATTCATCCATGTCCCACAACATCATGTATGCCCTTCCCTGCCATTCATAAGTCTTGTCTTCACCTTGTGATGCAAGCACAGGAAATGTAGACAGTGACCAAGATGATTTGATGTCGTGAATCCTGTTGTTGCCAACAATGTCGCATTCGCCAGTGATCCAATCATTGGTCTTGCGCTCAGTGTTTTTGACAAAACTAGTGAACAGCACAGAGTTGAGCAATTCAATGGATTGATCTTCAACCTCAAGACCTTTTGTCATGTACTTTGAGGTGATGATTTCGTCATAGCCGTAGATAAACTCTTTGGCCTGTTTGATGATGGCTGTCTTTGCTCCAACAGACAAAGTTTCGTCTTTGCCCTTAGGGTCAGTCATGATTTCAGCCAGTGATGATGCTCTGAATTTAAGCATTTTTTAACGCCTGTACCAAAGCAGATTCTTGTTCTGCTGTCAAAGTAAAAGTGTCACGCAGTTGCTCAATCGTGTATTCCTTTGCAATAATTTTCTTCACTGCGTTATCAAACCGATGGTTGGTCAGTGTTGATTTTTTTACTTCTTGTGGTGCTTGATCAGCGTCATTGTCACCCTCTGTTGGAATAGAAAACGCCATCAACATTGCATACTTGTGAGCTGCCGACATTGCTTTGTTTGTCGCTTTGTCGCCTGAATCCATTGCTTCACCATAACTTTTTACGGTATGTTTTGTTCCATCTTCACTTGAAACAAAGTCAAATTCAGCTTCAACAGTGACGTAGTGCATTGAGCCGCCACTTTTTGTTTCAGCCAATCTAAGATCGCGTGAAAGGATTCGAGGCAAAACACAAAGATTGTTTTCGGCAAGAATTGATGACAACACGTTGTAAACATCATCAATAGATCGAAACTTGTAGCCCTGAGCTTGGTTTTTACGATCTTTTCCAATGCCTTGCTTTGCAAGTTCAGCTTGGACTTTATTAATTGCTTGATAGACTTTCATTGCACTTTTGTAATTTGTTGAGCCAAAAGCCACTTATGGCCGAGTTGAATAACGCTGCGAACCCATTTGCGTTGATACTGCTGGATCACTTGTGGTGGCGCATCGTAAGTTTTAAACAACTCACGGGCTTTGCGCCGAATTTGGAATGTAGTCATGTGAACTCCTGTCTTGTTGAGCCTCAATCTTATGACGCATCAAACAAAATAAATACTAGGACAAACCCCTATGTACAAGCAGGTCAACGATGATAACCTTCCGGGCATGACTACACCAGATCATCACGAAACCCTTGCTGCACATGAGCTTTGCTTAACTGCAATTCAATCTGTAAAGCAATACACTTTTGACCCCGGCGACTTTGAGGCAGCTACCGTTGCTGTCTTAGCTCGCGCTATTGAACTAACCACAAAGAAGGAACTAACCCTGTGTCACATGCAAAAGCGTATTACCTTGAGCAACTAAAAAATGGCCCTGTAAGCCATAGAATTATCATGAACCGCATGTCAACACGATTCCATGAATCACCAGCAGCCATCAAAGACGCTTTGGTTAATGAAGGCTACATTGTCTGCGTCAAGAAAGTTTTGCAAGGCAACGGCAAGTACGCCTACCATCACCAGTTAACAGGCAAATCATTTGTTGCACAAAAGCAACAGCCAAAGGTTTGTGTTGTGCAAGATCAAGAAATTGAATCTGATGCTTGGGAAGATGGCACAGCCAAATCAACAGGCAATGCGTTTAACTGGCGCAACAAAGATCAAGCCATCTTTACAAAGCGTGAGGTGACAATCATGCAGCAGAACTACACGAACCATCCTCAGATCACTGTTTACAGTAGGGCTTAATCATGGAACTTTTTGAATCAAACTTTGACAAGTTTTGGGCAGCTTGGCCTAAGTCATACCGCAAAGGCGGCAAGTCTGTTTGTTTGGCAAGATGGAAAAAAGGTTTGTACGATGGTTGTGCAGATCAAATCATCAAACATGTTGAGTGGATGAAGACAACAGACGCTTGGCGCAAAGATCAGGGCGCTTTTATCCCTGCTCCTTTGGTCTATCTGAATCAACAGCGTTGGGATGGTGCTGAAATCCCTGAAACTTTCACAGCCAACAAGCCTGTTTCTCAGCAAATTGATCCAGCACTGCAAAAAATAGCAGCAGACAGGGCAAAAGCAGCCCCTATGCCTGACCACATCAGGGAAAGATTGGCGCAAATCAGACGAATGTAAGGTTTTTTCACAAAGGGGCTTGCACAGTCCCTTTTTTTATGTTTAAAATGTACTCGTTGCCGTGGTGGGTGACTGACAGTCTAAGGCCGTTTGCACATACATTCCGCCTTTTCAAATGATTCGTAGGAAATTCATATGAAAAGGCCACCACCGGAATGTAGTTGCAAGCGGCTTTTTTGTTTTTCAACATCACTTCAACCCTCAGAGCGGGTTAGCTAATAGGCCAATGTCGGGGCCGTACTCAAGAAACCGATGCCGCTATATGACCCCCGGCGGCGTGGCGTTCCGTAGCGACCACAAAAACGAGCAAGCAAACCGACACTCAGCGCATGGCCCACGAAACGGGCGCTCGACAATGGAATACGGCATCAAGTGAGCAGTGGACCTTTTTTGGTTATAGACCTTTAATTGGTTGGCTGAGAGATTCATAAAGACAGTACCCATCGGTACAGGTCGGGAGTCTCGGGGGTCACCTATGGTTAAAAATTAAAAGTAAGGGTAACTACTGATGCAAGAACAAAGAAAGCTGTGGACAATAACCGCAAAAATGAAAGGTGGTTATGAATGAGTTGGCTCTTTTCGCAGGCGCTGGTGGAGGAATACTTGGTGGGCATCTCCTTGGATGGCGAACAGTCTGCGCCGTTGAATGGGAACCCTATCCAGCAAGCGTACTTGTCGCCCGACAAAATGACGGACTTCTCCCGCCTTTCCCGATTTGGGATGACGTACAAACCTTTGACGGAAAGCCGTGGAGAGGAATTGTTGACGTTGTATCTGGAGGATTTCCGTGCCAAGACATCTCAGCAGCCGGAAAAGGCGCAGGAATTGACGGGGAACGATCAGGAATGTGGAAGCACATGGCGCGGGTGGTTAGCGAAGTACGACCCCGATTCGTGTTTGTGGAGAACAGCCCAATGCTCGTTTCTAGAGGACTTGAACGAGTCCTTGGAGACCTTACCGCGCTCGGGTATGACGCGAAGTGGACTGTTATGGGAGCTGCCGATGTTGGAGCAAATCATCAAAGAGACAGAATCTGGATTGTTGCCAACGCCAACAATGCAAGGTTTGAACGGGGGGAGCAACAGCCGGAAGGCGGCAATGGCACGAGGAACTTGGCCAACGCCAACATCACACAATGCAAAAGAGACAAACGCACCGAGCGAAGCATTACGGAACACGCCAACATTGGCAGCGCAGGCTGGTGGCAGTCTGAACCCAACGTGGGTAGAGTGGCTGATGGGATGGCCGCTAGGGTGGACAGACTTAAAGCCATTGGAAACGGTCAAGTTTCCTTATGCGCCGCCGCAGCATGGAGAGTGTTAACAGCATGAGCCACTATCAAGCAATGCAAATCTTGGACAAGGTGCGTGAGGGTGTACCTTACCCTCAACACATCATTGACGAAGCACTTAGGCTAACAGGTGACCTACATGAGTAATCCATTCAAAATCATTGAACCAACCTGTATTAGTTTTTCAGGCGGTCGCACATCGGCATATATGCTTTACAAGGTGCTGGAGGCTCACGACATGAGCCTTCCCGAAGATTGTGTAGTTTGTTTTGCCAACACAGGAAAAGAAGATGAGGCAACCTTAAAATTTGTCAACGACTGCGCAACAAACTGGAACGTGCCGATTGTGTGGCTTGAATACCAAGACGCAGAGGACACAAAAGACCGCTGGAAGCAAGTGACTTTTGAAACGGCGGCAAGAAATGGTGAACCCTTTGCGGCAATGATTGACAGAAAGAGCTTTTTGCCAAATTCAGTAATGAGATTTTGCACAACAGAGCTAAAAATCACCCCGATTGCGCGTTACATGGAAAGCATTGGGCACAAAGAATTTGAAACATTTGCAGGGATTAGGGCAGACGAACCCAAACGAGTAGTGAAATTGCGCGAAAGCCTACACGCACCATTGGCAAAAACAGGCGTGACACAGGCAGACGTTCAAGCCTTTTGGAAAGCAAACAGTTTTGATCTTGGCTTGTCATTTCAAAACAAGGTAACAACGCTTGGAAACTGTGATTTGTGCTTTATGAAGGGTGGAAATCAGATTTTGAGCATCATTCAGCATCAACCAGAACGCGCCGTATGGTGGGCAGAGCAAGAGGCAAAAATCAATGGCAGATTTTGCAAAGACCGCCCAAGCTACGCCCAAATGATGGAATTTGCCAAAGACCAAACAGATTTTTTTGGCAATGATGAAACCATCCCTTGCTTTTGCGGGGACTAAGGGTAAATACCAATGGCATACAGCAGAAAAGAAATATCTAATCAAGGTGACAGATACATGATTGAGCTTGGTGAAGCTCGGGTCTTGTACAGGACTTACGAATCAACAGGACAGAAGGTGTTGACGCCTGTTCGCATGGAGTGGCTTGAGCGTAAATATGGAACTGGTGCTGTTGCGCGTATTCGTGAACTGATGAAGAAATTACAAAGTGGTGAACTTGAATGACGTTTCAACTAATTTTCAGCGTAGAGGGCGACCCTGTTGGCAAACAGCGTCCAAGGTTTACAAAGACGGGCCGCACCTACACTCCAAAAAAGACATCTGATTACGAATCCAAGATTAGTTCATCAGCATTGTCAGCAATGTGCCCACAGTTGCCACTAGAAACGCCTGTAGCGGTCTATATCTACATCAACCATGCTATCCCCGTCAGTTACTCAAAAAAGCGCAAGGAAGCCTGTTTAAACCGTTTGG